CGAGGACTCCTGCACCACTGTATGCACTCGTGTAACATTCAATTCTTTCCGTGCAAAGCTGGAACTTGCTATGGGTGGTATCGTTGCAGAACAGGATGCTAAGACATGGGAAGAGCTGGAAGCAGAGAAAGAAGAGCGTCGCAAGGCTCGCCGTGCAAAGACTGCCGAGAAGAAGAAGGCTGCAAAGGCTGCTGCTGTCGCTTAATTCCAGCAGTACAAAATTATAGGGGGCTCATGCCCCCTTATGCTCACATGGTAACGCCTCCACGTTGGCGTGAGTGGATAGGTGCAAATGCACTGAACTAAGTTACCAAAAGATAGGAGGGATGCTATGAAAAAGAGTGTCATGCGTGTGCTTGCCATTGTGGTGGTATGCGTCTTGTTTGTAGCCTATGGCAAGTATGTCAAAGCACAAACTATTAAATCTGCTGAATTGGTAGAGTACAATGACGAGGAATATATCATCTCTTTTGATGGGGACGAGCATATCTATACCAAATAAGCAACATGGGTACGCATGGCGTGCCCTAACAATTAACAAAACACCATGTCGCCGACTGTTGACGGCGAAAGAATATCAACAGAGCAAAGAGTGAGAGCGGCTTAGGCTCTTAGGGCTTGCGTATGTGCAATAAACATACTCCATTCATTCACATGAAGAAGGAGGTATTTTAATGAACAAGTTCGAGCAAATTGGCGTAAACTTACAATATGACGCCATGAACAAAGAACAAGCACTCATGGCTTTCAGATATTCCTGTGAGTGCTGTTGCACAAAAGGTATGTGGCTTAACTGTGAGCACTGTGCCATTTACTGCACACATCAGTTAGTCATGGCATGCTTTGACAGCAAGAGGAAATAACACAATAGGCATCCATGCTCTATGGGCAAGGGTGCCTTATTTATGCCCAAAAGGAGTTTTACAAAAATGAAAGCATACTACCGCGAGAAGATCCGTTTGCTTGCCGCCTTTGGGATTCCCATCACTGAACGGATTGAGAATCATCTCAAAAGCTGCACAAACGAAATCCAAATGGATAACTATTGCCATAGCCTTATTGCTAATTGGCTGGATAAATAAGCGAAAGGAGAAAGCGAAATGAAAAATCTGTGCCTCTGCATGGCCGCACTGAGTGCCGCCGTATTCCTGACATTGGTGCTTGCGTGGAGGTGTGCCGCAATTACGACATTTTTTGCGATTCTGGGCATCATCATCTCGCTGTCCAACGCAATCGCAATGACATATATTGCGGTTGAACTTGAGAAGGGAGGTAAATAACATATGTTTCAGGTGAAAATCTTCACTGACAATGACGCATTCAGAAGCGAAAGCAAGGATGCGTTCATGGACAAGTACGCACTTGCAAGCGAGATTGAAAAAGTCTTGCGAACTATTCCCGCGAAAATCACTTGCGGCTATGAGCATGGTATGCTCTTTGACAGCAACGGAAACAACGTCGGAGAATGGCGAATTAAATAAGCGAAACCTTTATCATGCCCACAACGGAAATTTGTTGTGGGTATCATTAAGGGCTTTGCTCAAATTTAAAAAAGGAGGTATAATAAAAGGGAAAAAGAAAAAAGGAGTTGAGGCAAATGTCAGTAAATCTAAAACAAGTTTATAATGCAATTCATGATCTCGGAAGGGAAATAGTCATGCTTGAGTCCCCTGATGATGGAATTGGAATTGCTTTTGAAACTGACGGAGGCATAATTAGGTGTGAGTTTGACGGAGCCCGCAAATTGACTGGAATTTTTGTAGACAAAAATATGGATAACTACAAATTCATAAAGGGGTGATCACGATAGAGTCAGACGTAAGGGAAATGCTGGAAGCCATATTGCAAGGCATGGACAGCATTGAAAAGCAAATAACTTCCGAAACGGAGGCATTGCGTCAAGACATCAATAGAGTCAATCTCACAATGGAAAATGAAATTAAGCCAAACATTCAATTGTTGGCTGAAGGATTCGCAAGGCTTCCTGACTTTCATAAAATGGAAAGCGACGTTGAAAATATAAAACGAGATGTGAACACAATAAAAGACGTCGTTACCCAACAAAGCAAAGACATAAGTAAATTACAAATAATCAAATAAAATTTAAAGGCATTTTCTGCAAGGAAAGTGCCTTTATTTTGCGAAAAAATGGAGGAATGGAGATGAAACGTAAAAAAGCAACATACAAAGAACAGCTAAAAGAACTGCAAGATTTTGTTAACAATGATATGCCAAAAATCATTGAATCTCAAAGGAAAGCAATTCAAGAGTTTGAAAAACTCGTAAAGAGAAATAACTTTTCTAAGAAAAGTAAATAACACGACAACACAAAATTATTTTTGAAAGGAAAATGACATCATGAAAAAGATTATTGCCGCCATCCTTGCTGTTATGATCATCCTGACACTGGGTGCCTGTGGAGCAAAGGACGAATTCAACCGAGGGCGAGAGGACGCAAAGAACGGAAACGGATATAATCCGAAGGCAACTGCAATGCAAACGGTAAATGCAGAAAAGTAAGATTAAAAATGGAGCAGATATTACAGCACTTATGAAGTAAAGTATACACAACAATACAAGATTATCGCCTTATAAGGCAGAAAGGGAATTGACATTATGAAAAACATCATGGATAACCGGACAGTTTCTATTGAACGTGCAAAGTATGACGTGATTATTGAAAATGCAAAGGTTCATAAAGGCAAAGCAGTTTACTGCATCACAACTGGCGAGTATTTTCGTTCCGCAAGAGAAGCGGCAGAACACTGTGAAATTTCGTATGGCTCACTGGTTCAGTGTCTTAATGGGAATTCTAAAACCTGCGGAAGCGGCAAAGGAAACAATAATAAAGGGCTGCAGTTCTGCTACATTGCAGAGCTTGCAACCGCACTTCCTGCGATTTCAAAGCAAACGATTGAAATGAAACAGAACGGCCTTTCTAAAGAAGATGCCGCAAGACTGAGAAAAGAAAATGATGACTTGAAAAAAGAAATTAAAGCTCTAGAGTTTATCATCCAGAAATACAAAACAAAGCTTGACCTTATTTCTAAGGCAATTGCTGGATAAGGAGGAAACAAAAATGAAAATTACAGTAAACGAAAAAAGTTATGGCGTTGTAGAACTCTACGACGCCATCGCAAAACAGCTTGGCAAAGATCCTGAAAAATGCAGCTATGATTGCCGCAAAATCAATGTAGCAAGAAACATTCAGGATGGGTTCTTTGAATATTACAAAGAGCAGGACGATGGCCGCACAAAGGAAAGTGCTCTTATGAGCCAGATTGCAATGCTACTCTTGAACTATGGCCCAAAGGTAGACGAAGCACTGAATAATAACGAAGTTGAACTGTTTGACGGATTCATTTCTGAAACGGAGGTATAAGTTATGGATTTTAATATTGGTGATATTGTTCGCGCAAAATGCAGTGCCCCATATTCCATTACAACAAACGGCTGGACAGGTCGCGTTACAGCGATCTACGAACCTTACATTGTAGTTAAAAAAGGAAACGAAAGTTTTTCTGTAGACCCAGACTTTTTCGTGCTAGTTCATGAAAAGAAGGAGGAAACAAAAATGGATGTAAGCGAAATCATTACAGAAGAAGAGAGATATGCGTTGCTCAATGACATGGAGCAGTTGCTTTCTGAGTATGACTACAAGTTCACAGGTTATGCACTGAACAAAATCATTGACACGTGGGCAACCAACAAGGCAGATCTGATTAAGGCATTCAAGCGTCATCCGAACTATCTGGAAGGCAAATTCATGATTGTATTCAGCCATGATTTTGAACGTGTAACTGATTGTAATGCATTGGAGAGATTCAAGTCATGGGTGATGGATGCTGATGTTGTCAAATATGTAAAAGAAAATAATTTTATGCCCGAAAACATGAAGAAAGAAACTTCACTGTATAGACAGAAATACCCAACAAAGATTTTTAATTTCTTGATTAAAATTCCAGTCTATACTTTTCAGTATATTGATAGCGAACTTGCTGATGAGCTAAACAAAATTTGTCCTGAAGTTCATGCACATGATGGGCAGAAGACAAGTCGTGTTATCAATAAGCTTCTTACTTATATTGGCGTTAGCAAGCATCCTGATTACAATAGGGAATTTGCAAAATATGCAGATGCGCTTAACCCGCTGACAATCACAAGACATACTGTCCTTTCTGTAAATCCGCTCGACTATCTCACAATGTCATTCGGCAATTCGTGGGCAAGCTGCCACACAATTGACAAGAGAAACAAGCGTGGCATGCCAAATAGCTATGCAGGAATGTACTCGTCTGGCACTATTAGTTATATGCTTGATAGTCCGTCCATGGTATTTTACACTGTGGATGCATCTTATAATGGAAACGATTTCTGGAATGAACCGAAAATCAACCGTCAGATGTTCCATTGGGGCGAAGAGAAACTTGTTCAGGGACGCCTCTATCCACAAGATAATGACGGAGACAATTCTGTATACACTCCATATAGAGAAATCGTTCAAAAAGTCATGTCTGAGCTTTTTAGTTTGCCAAACTATTGGACAGTTAGCAAGGGAACTGATGCGGCAGGCAAATTCATTAATTCGGACGGTACACACTACAGAGACTATGACAACTATTCTAATTGCACTTTGAGCCGTCCAAAGGGAAGCGAAAACGACAGATATATCACTGTTGGGCATGATCCGATTTGCATTGAATGTGGAAGCGAGCATGATACCGAAGATTGCATCTCGTGTTGCAGCAAGCCAAGCGAATACTACTGTTCGGAATGCGGCGAGCCAATTGACGACGATGATGTGATTTGGATTAATGACGAACCGTATTGTCGTGATTGCGTTACTTGGTGTGACGAATGCGAATCATATTTTGTTGGCGAAGGAACAACTGTCGTTAATGGATATGGATATACAATCATCGTATGTGATGATTGCCTTGATAGATACACATACTGTGATTGTTGTGGTGAATACCATCCAAGCGAAATGACCTACTGGATTGATGTAGATTGTGAAAGTGTATGTGGTGATTGTTTCTCTGACTACTATGGAACGTGTGAAGATTGTGGAGAATATTATAAGCTTAAAGATCTTGAAGATCACAACGGAAATCTGCTTTGTCCATCATGTCTGGAAGATGCAATTGACAAAGAATCAGAAATGGAAGAAGCGGTTTAACAAGGAGGCAAATAATTATGAATAAAGATTTTGAAAAGATTTGTAAGATGTCTCAAGCAGGTCTTAAAAATTATGTAAAGCAAAAGTTGCAAAAGACGCATCACACAGTGCTTTCTAGAGATGGTTATGTGTATGCACAAGGGAAGTTTCCTGTGCTGCTTATGGCACACATGGACACCGTGCATGAAAAGCTTCCTGATTTGATTGTGTATAGCAAAAAGAATAATAAGGTTTCCAGTCCAAACGGAATCGGAGGGGACGATAGATGCGGGGTATACATGATTCTCAAGGTGCTCGAGAAATTCAATTGCTCCGTTCTGTTTTGCGAGGATGAAGAGATTGGATGCGTTGGCGCAAGAAAGTTTGCAGAATCTGAACTTGCAAGAGAGCTTGAATTCAATTATATCATTGAATTTGATAGAGCAAACGCAAACGATGCAGTGTTCTATGAATGCGCAAATGATGAGTTTGAAGCATTCATTACAAAGGAATTTTACAAGACAAACTTCGGCAGCTATTCCGATATTTGTGAAGTTGCTCCGGCACTTGGCTGCGCGGCAGTGAATCTGTCGTGTGGCTATTATAAGCAGCACACCAAGGAAGAGTATGTTATCCTTTCTGAAATGGAAAGAAGCATCAAGGAAGCGTGCAAGATTCTTGAGCGCACAACGGAGGCCGACAAGTTTGAGTATGTAGAAGCGCCGAGTCGTTATGGAAGTTTGTACAGTTTCAACAATTATGCAGACAGTTATTCTTATGAAGATGTTAAATATGACTATGGGTATTATCTCATTGAGTATGTCAATGCAGACGGGGCAACAGAGTGGTATGACACAGACGCATTCACAAAGGAAGAAGCTGTTGGCAGATTCCTGATGTCGCATCCCGACATTTCATACGGAGATGTTGTTGACGTATGTGTTGACAAAGAAGTGTATAGATATTGTTAAAATGCAAAGCAAGAGTTGAAGAAATAATATAATAATGATAAAATAAATAACGGACAATATATAAGAGTTGAAAAATAGGAGGTAAATAAAATGATTGTTCTCTTGCTTATCGTTATTGCTTGCGTGCTACTATTCGGAAAGGAAGAAACTAAAAGCGGAATTATTAGCCTGATTGCAGTCCTATTTGTACTTGGGCTTATCGGAATGCTTGCTAACGCTTGCGGCATGCTTTAACTAAAAAACGCACATTTATAAGGCAAAAATAAAGCTAACTTTTCGGCAGTATAGTTTGTGCCCTGTAAAGGAAGTCACTATCAAAAAACACACATATAACAGGGCAAATTAATGCAAAAACAATAAACAATACAAAATTATAGAGGGAGTGATAAAATGGAAATATCAATGTTAGTTGAGTTCCGAATATTACAAAAGATAAATGGAAAATATATTCCAATTTCAAATAAGGAAGCGAAAGCTGTGTCAATTGGTGGATTTGGCTTTGAAATTAACGGAGCAGAAATTCCATTTGATTGGGATGCTTTCACTGGAACAGAGTGTAACAAAGTGTTCCAATTCCAAACAGGCAAGGGGTTCTTGTTTGATGATTATGAAATCTCAGATTGCTATGATGAAGAATTTGAAGAAATAGGAATCGCAAAAGAAGATATTACAGCAGAATTTCTTGCATCAACAACACATATTGATGAATTCCTTGTGGATTTTGAAGATGTAAATAAAAATGAACAGGCACTTGGAGGATGTGGACAGAATGGAGATGATGAAGAAGAATATAGAATTGAAATTTTGGAAATGAAATTCATAGACATGGGAATTGATGAAGAATATTACGTAAAGCAAAATGTGCTTGATAATTATAATAAAGGGATTTAAGGGAGATAAAACAAATGATTGTAACATTACGCAAATTTCTTGAAATTGCACAAGACATTATACTCCCTTATATATGCATCGTGTATCTTGAATATGAGCACGAAGATTGGGGGACAGACACAAAACAATTATTCAATCTATTAAAAAATATTAATAAACTTGATGATTATCTTGATTATGAAATTGTTGATTTTCATCAAGAATATTTCTATGGAGAGCTTGACGCGCAGTATGTTACATTGAGGGAGGTAAAGTAAAATGGAAAAAATTCGCAAATGGTTCTTTAAACTGCTCACTGGTTATGATCTGGTTGAGTATGACAACATAATGAAAGAATGGAAAGCAACACTCGACAGTGCAAAAAGAATTTCGGATATTAATGAATGCCTTATCAAGCATTCTGGTGAAGTTGTGAATTTGCTTGATAGCTATCTTAATGAGGAAGAAAAGTAAAATAAAAGTGTTCACAATCAAAATCATCGGCACCAAAATGGATAAAGAAAATCACGAGGACGACATGAAAATGAAAGGAGAAATATGCTTTTTATGATCATTGTGAGCATATCAATAGTTGTTCTTGGCCTATTTATGGTTTGGCTTTCTGAGGAAATTCCGCAAAGAAATATCATTGAAAATTTATATCAGTTTCGTCAACCGTTAACATTCACTTTTAAGGGAATTGAATTTACGGTTTCGAAAAGAGAATTATATTCAGATTTCAATGTCTGTATAACCGAAGTCTTAATTAATGATGAAGTAGTGCTTCAAGCGTATAAGCTTGAAACGCTCTGGATCAAACACAGATATATCAGATATTCAACCGATAGATCAGCGACGGAAGTACAAGCAATTCTTAAACAGGCAAGAAGAGTTTACTATAAGAAGCTGAGTAAGGAATGCGAAAAGGTATGTCAATCTCAATCTTATTTTAAGGATGGCAAATAAATGACTGAAACGATTAAAAATTGGCTGACGCAACTATATGAAAGAGAAATTAAAGAAGCCCTTAGTTCGATTTCAAATGAGAGAATTTGGATGATGGGCACTGATGTGTGGGAAGAGGAAAAAATGCATCTCGACAATATGGAAAACCTCAATGAGTATATTGCCACATTGAGAACTCTCTTGAATAATATCAAGGAAGAAAAGTGATGAAACTTAATACAGTGGGATAATGTTGGTAAAATAATTACGCATAATGTATAAAGGGAGATAAACAAATGATTGTTATTTTGCTTATCATCAATGCTTGTGTAATGCTATTCGGAGATGACGACAGGAAAGACGGCATTATTGTTCTCATTTTAACAATTGTAGGTATTGCTATCCAGCTTGCCGACACGCTGGTAAAAATCTAAATTGTCATAACGGTTTCAATGTAAAAGAAATTAAAACGGAAACAAATATGTAGTTGTTATTTTGGAATATAAAAAGGAGGAATAAATATGAACGTATCAAGAGAAATCAAAAAAGCAGAGGCAATTAAACGCATGGAAGCACTCGGACTCTTTGCTCCATGCATTAAGGCATTTAAAAACAGAGATGAAGTGCAGCTTACTGAGCCGACAGGAGGCTTGTACGAATTTAGCAATAACAAAGAACTCACAGCAAAGGTACAGGAGTTTGAAAAGGAACATAATGCACTTGTGTATCATGTAATTCATACTCCTACAATGGAAATGGATATGTATAATTTCCTGTTTGTCTCTGATTACGATGAAGAGTGGGATATGGACAATGCAGATATTAGTGATGGATATGTGCTTGCCTATGTATGGAATACAACAGTTGATTATTTCAGCGAGTTTGGTAGCATTGCAGTACAAGACAGATTTGGTGGACTTGTACGTATTTCGTAAAAGGATTTGTAAATTGTAACCTATTGAATTTTAAGACAGAGGTGATATAATAAGAATAAAGTAAAGGGAGTTGGTATAAATGGAAAACAAAGAATTGCAAGAAGTGGTAGACGCAATAATGCGTGGAATGAATGCATTAGAAGATAGCATGAATCAAAAATTTGCAGAAGTGAATAAGAAATTCGAGGCAATAGATGAGAGATTTGATGCTATTGATAAGAGATTCGACGCAATGGACAAAAGATTCGATACACTTGAAGAAAAAGTTGAAGACTTAGAGGAGGCTATTCTTGATATGGGCATTGTTAAGGCAACCGTAGATAAACATGACCATGATATCAAGAGATTGAAAAGAAATGCAACAATGTAAGAACGAGGGATTTTTGTCCCTTGTCTTATACAATACAAAATTATTGCGAAATGCGAAAGGAGGCAATTATGGAATGCTTGTATGGGTCAGAAAGCGACAATGTGTGTGGTTACTGCCATTTTCATGACAAGGGAGCGACATGGAATCAAGTAGAACGAAAAAGATGCTTGCAAAAACAATGTGATTGTTTTGAAATGTACCCAGACCATCCTGTTTGGAAACAGCGTGCGGCAAAAAAGAAAAAAAGAAAAGAAAGAAAAGCAAGAATCAATATGTATTTTGTTAAAGGAGATAAAAATTATGGCTCATTGTATTGAAATGAATGATAGCATGTTTAGTGTACGCGAGAAACCTTGGCATTATATGGAGACACAGGAGAGATGCAAAATCCTTGCGGATGCTCCCAACAGTGCAGAAGCGCTCAAGCTGGCAGGGCTTGATTGGACTGTTGAACAAACCCCTGTCTTTATGGATGATGGAACGGAAATCAAGAACTACAAGGCAAACATCAGAAGTGATGATAAAACTGTGCTTGGCATTGTGACGAATAGATATAAGATTGTGCAGAATGCAGATGCATTTTCCTTCACTGATGCAATTGTTGGTGAAACGGAAGATGGAATTGTTCGCTATGAAACCGCAGGTTCTCTCAACGGAGGCAAAAGAGTTTGGCTGCTTGCGAAGATGCCGACTAAGAAAGTGCTTGATGACGATGTGGAGCCTTATATGGTGTTTTCTAATTCTCATGACGGAACTGGAGCAATCAAGATTTGCATGACTCCGATTCGAGTCGTTTGCAATAATACTCTCTCACTTGCACTTAACACCGCTCAGCGTTCTTGGAGTACAAAGCATGTTGGAAATCTCGACGAAAAGCTTGCAGAAGCGAGACATTGCCTTGGTATGGCAAATCTTTATATGGATGCACTTGACGAAGAGGCAGATAGACTTGCGAATATTAAACTTAATTTTGAACAAATCAATGAAATCCTCGATCAGATGTTCCCTGTAACGGAAAATGATTCTGATCGTAAGAAAGCAAACATTCAGAAAGTAAAGGACAACTATTCTGTCTGCTACTTTATGCCTGACATTGCTAAGTTTAAAGGAACTGCATGGGGCGCTGTGAATGCGATGAGTGATATGATCGGGCATAGCGCTCCGAACAGAAACACTGCAAACTATGAAGAGAACCGATGGGGAAAGATCATGGATGGTCATGCATGGATGGACGAGTTCGTCAAGCTGGTTAACGCAAAGGTTGGGGTTGGAGCTTAATGCTCCAGCCTTTAATCTAGAAAGGAGCTAACAAAAATGAGAGACCCAAAGAGAATTGACAAGTTCTGTGAGATACTTAAGGTATACTGGCACATGGTTCCCGATTGGAGATTTATGCAGTTGGTATGTAATCTTCAGGCACAGATTGGAAGTGACGGTTTCTATCTGGAAGACGATCAGGTAATGGAACTGATTGAGCAGATGCTGAAAGGATAATAAAATGTTAACTAATCGAAACAATAATGAAACTAAACATGTAAACTTTGTTTCTTACACTGGGAGCTATCCCAACCTGTGTAGCGGTGTGCTTACACTTGAGATTGACGGAAAGGAAATTACATTTGGTTATGGTTTCAACTCTAAAGATGAATCGACATACAATCCGTTTTGGAGCAGCGGTGGCGGTCTAATGCCAAATTATGAGGGAGCATGGCAAGGTGAATGGCAAATTGATGTAGAGAGAATTCCAGAACAGTTCCGCAAATATGCAGCAGAAATTGATCAAGTGTTTAATGATAATGTTGAGTGGGGATGTTGTGGTGGATGTATTTAAAACGATACAAAATTAAAGGAGGATTTAAAAATGAAAATGACAGACATAGAGATTGAAAAGCTATGGGACGAGCTTGAAGATGTGCCTATCGACGAGGACGAATGTCTTGATGCTGATTGGCACGGTTGGAGTAAGGGAACTCACAGAGAAGAAATCTGGTATTGGTTTGACGAGCATCACAGCAAGGGTGTTGGTTGGCTAATGAATGAAAGAGAAACAGAGTATTAAGGAGGAATTAAATATGAAACAAAGTGAGTGTATATCTGTTATTAATGAACTATTTAAAAAACACATTAAGACAAATGAACAAATTTTTAAGAGTTACAATTATTGCGACCACAGAGCGTGTGATTTGATTATCAACTTTAAAAAAGAAGTTGAGAAGGCGGGGTTCAAATTCTCGAATTGCTATCATGCAAATGGAATTGGAAACAATAACGATTATACAATCTATCTTGAATCACATGACAATGATGGTTTTGTAATCAAAAAGGAAATTGCAAATTTCTATTACTGTTACGGGATTTACGGAGGATGCTCCGTATATGTAAAAGACTTGGCGACAGGAAATAGCATTGCAATTAATAATGCAAGATAAAAGGAGGATTTTACTATGGGACTTGACGGTTATCTTAACAGAATGCCTCGTTATAAGAACACTACTGCAAGCGAGGTAAGTGTACTTGAGAATTATTTTGATTGGAAGAACACAAAGCAGGATTGTACTTTTGAGGAATATTCTGGCATTGACGGAAATGAAATGCCTAGCAAGGACGTAATTGCTTTCTACAAGCCGTTCTATATCAAGCGTTATTCTACTTGGGACACAGAGCACAAATACGGATATAATAGAATCATGGAGCAGGTTGGTTATTGGCGCAAGGCAAACGCGATCCACGCATGGCTAGTGAATCATGTGCAGGACGGCGAGGACGATTGTACTTATCATCACGAATGCACAAAGGAAATTCTCGAAGAGCTGCTTGATACTTGTAAGACGGTGCTTGAGTCGTGTGTGATGACATATGCAAAAGTTCAAAATGGAGAGCGTCTTATTGATGGAAAATGGGAGCCAATTTATGAGGATGGCAAAATTGTAATTGATTCTTCTGTAGCCGAAGAGTTGCTGCCATCTTGTAGCGGCTTCTTCTTTGGAGGAACTGACTATGATCAGTGGTATGTCCAAGATATTGTAGATACCATCAAAATTGTTGAAAGAGTTCTTGAAACAACGGATTTTGAAACGCAAATGATTGCGTATGTTAGTAGCTGGTAAACAATACAAAATTATTATTAAGGGGCTTGCATAAAGCCCCTTAAAATTAGAAAGGAGATAATTAAATGGAAAACGCAACAAAGAATTATCAGAAGTATGAAGAAATTATGCAGCAGCTAAAAGCAATCCATGTAGATGTTGACACTTACACAACTATCACAGCAATGGAGCTTCTTAGCCAATTAGTAACAGATAAATTTTGTCCTCGTTGTCATGGAAAGCTCTTGCTGAGTGACTTGAAACAATATGATTATGTTTGTCCAGAATGTGACGAGAACTTCTATAGCGTGGAATGTGGGGAGGAAATGAAATGAAAACAATTGAAAAGACAACTACTATTTATCAAGCACTTGACGGAAAGGAATTTGCAGACAAAATTGATTGTGCGAATTATGAGGCAGAAAAGTACAAGGACATTAATCTTTGGCATTTCGACTTTGCTGTTCCATATGGAGATGACGGTCTTTATTATTGGACTGCTTACAAGGTAAATTCAGAAAATGAATTTAATATGCTTATGGCATATCTCAAATACAACAACGATGATCTATATGGAATTGAGAAGTATGCAGGAGCTGGCTGGTACGCAGTACAGTTTCATGTAGATAGTGTGTGGGCTGATGTAAAAATGCTTAGTCAAGTCGTAAAGGATTTCACAAATATGCTTGCAGAACTCGCAGAAAAGACAATGGATTTTGAGGAGGAATAAATTATGGGAAACGAATTTCAATATCAAATGCTTGATCGTATGAGGTCAGACTGTGAATATTTTTTGGGATATGGAAACAGATGCACAAAAGATTTATGGGGTAAAAGTGTGGATAAGCACATTAAAGCAATGAGAAGAATCTGGAATGAACTTAAAGAGAAGCCTGAGTGGTTGAGCTTGGAACAAATTAACGAGTATGAAAGAAAAATGAAGGAGGAAAATTAAATGATAACAAGATATTGGGTAAATTGTTTTGAAAGAGAACTATGTATTGAATGGGACGATGCATACAAGCATCTTGAAAAGGAAATTCTTGATATGCTTGATGGTTACTATTTCGAATGGCATAGCGTAGAAGAAATTGAAGACCCTGAGTACAGAGCATATGTGGAAGACTCATGTTGTGAAGAATTTATGATGACTCGCCTAAGTGAAACCTACAACATGTGGGATTCGTGGTGGGTTGAAGGAGATGAAGACGAGAACGGGAATGAAATGCCGACGTACAAAACTCATAATCATGGCTATATTGCGTATAGCAGAGCACTTGAACTATTGAATAATACAATTAACTATTGTTCCGACAACGGAAATGTAGAACTTGCCGTTGTGCGTAGAGATTTGGATGCCATTGGGTTTACCAATGAAGAGCTTAAATGGCTTGGATATCATTGGCTTGTGGAGGATATGTAAAATGAAAGACTATGCTGTTGTATTTACCTATTCGTTCGATACTGACGTTGCCGTGTATCTGTTTGACACATTGTTGGAAGCAAGGGAATTTCTGTTCAAGTCGTACAAAGAGGAACTGCGTATTGATACAGAAGAAAATGGATGGAGCTCGGAAGGTTATATTCAGGAAGACGGAATGTATGCGAAGATTACCAATCATTTTCAGGATGAAGATGATGATGTAACGGAATTTCACATTGCAAATGTTTATTACTAATGGAGGTATATAAAATGAAGACTTGGAAAATCCCTGTATGCTGGACAATGATGGGGACTGTTGAAGTAGAGGCTAGTACATTGGATGAGGCAATTGAAATCGCAATAGATGACGATGGGGTTATTCCTATTCCAGATGATGGTACATTTCTTGACGGTTCTTGGGAAGTAGATTGCTTTGACGAGGATTATCTGCGTGAATGGTATAACGGAAATCAGGCGGATGAGGAGGTAAAGTAATGGTACATTTCATGGGATATGACAAGGACAATGATGTTTATGATGAACTAAACAAAGGCGATAAGCAACAAATGGAATCACTTGCGAAAAGAGTTGCAGAAAAACATAAAGTCACAGAACTCAGAAGCAGTTGTGGAGATCCATATGATTGGTTTGAGTTGTGGGACGATGAAGATGAAGATTATATTAAATATCTATAAGGGAGCCATGTGGCTCCTTTTTACTTGACACAATACAAAATTATTGATATAATAGAAAAGGAGAAATATTATGACAAAAGAAAAGAAATTCTTGACTAAAGAAGAGTATGTTGATTATCTTGCCAACAAGTCAAATGAAGTGCATCTGAGTACGTCAAATAGAAAGACTGGTGGGTGCTGCAACGACTTGGCTTTCCCGACTTGTACGTGTCGGGAGGACGCACCTTGCAAGCATGGCGGATGCTATTGTATGAAAGGAACGCAGCAAATGAGTTCTGTTTTGGCAGCATATACAAGAAATCTCAGACTATACAACACAGATCCACAGGATTTTTGGGAACAGGTTGCGTTTAAGGTGAAGCATAATCCGCTCCCACTATTTAGATTCTTTGATGCTGGGGATGTACCCGATTATGATTTCTTCTGTGGAATGGTCGAACTTGCAAGGCAATTTCCTGATATTAAGTTCATGTCGTTCACGAAAAAATATAGCATTGTGAACAAGTGGCTTACTGAGAACGGAGATCTGCCAGACAATCTCAATATTATTTTCTCTGCATGGCATATTGGATGGAAGGTAGAGAATCCGTTTGGTCTTCCTGTTGCATATGTGGATTTTAAAGACAAAACTCTGAATCCTGAATTCCCAAAAGAAATTACTAGTTGTCCGAATCAAAAGGATAAGACAATTACGTGCAGTAGCTGCCGCAAATGTTGGGACAAGAGAATTGAAGCGGTTAAATTTATTCAGCACTAACAATACAAAATTATTTTAAGGGTGTGGTATTAGTGATTATTTGTAGAAAATGTCATAAAGCAAATGACACATACAAGGAAGCAGAATTTGATTATTGGCAATGGTTTGACGCAACAGAGAATTTTGACGATCCACATGGTCGCTTCTGTGATGTATGTGGAAAAGAGTTTGAAGATGGTGAGACAGTAATCTTGGTTAACGAATAACAGAAAGGAAATGACATAATTTATGACAACTAAGGATTGGACAGGAAATAGTAAAGCAATTTATTCTTGCCATGGCGCAAGCAATCATAGCGAGACTGAGCGAGAGGCAAACGATTATTATGCTACGCCACCTAGTGCAGTAGAAATGCTTCTTAAACTTGAAGATTTTAGTAAAACTATTATGGAGCCCGCTTGTGGGCAAGGGCATATTGCAGAAATTCTTAAAAGCCATGGTTATACAGTTTGTGCAACAGACCTTATTGACAGAGGGTATGGTGTTGGGAATGTAGATTTCTTTAGTATTAATGACCCAACAGACATGGACATCATTACAAATCCACCTTATGCTATGGCAAATGTGCTTAATGTGCAGAGTTCGAAAGAGATGCTTCTTGAAACGCTGAATCAAATCAAAAGTGTGCTTAAAGATGACGGAGAATTTATTTGCAACTTCCCGATTAGCCCAAGAAAAATGGAAATGAATGGACATAAAATGGAGGAAGTTCTCACCTCAATATTTCCAAATGTTTCCATAGTTGGTGGAACTAAGTCCGCTCCTATATGGAAAGTAGTTAAATCAAAGTTTATATAAACAAAATATATTTTGATAAATAGTCTTGACAAAACAAAATTATAGCGTTATAATCATAATAACAAATGAATGATTATAGTTTTTGAATGGAGGTATTTTCTATGAATAACAGGCGCAGAAAAAAAATAGAAATTCTATCCACGGAAATTGAAAAACTTAGTAATTGTATCCAAGATATTTGTGACGAGGAACAAGAATGCTTGGATAATATGCCAGAAAATCTACAAGGAACTGACAGGTATAGCAAAGCAGAAGAATGCTGTGAACAGCTTGAAGAATGTATTGATTTGCTTAGTGAAGTGATTGACATTATGGAGGAGGTTGTAACGTAAATGAATAATGGCGTCATGTGTGATTATTTTGACTATGACGGAATTAGATATTATGCTGGTTCAAAATTTAAATGTAACAATTTTGTAAAGACAAACGTTCAACTTTTCCCAGAAATTGAAGTTACATTTGTCAAGTATAATAAGAAGTCTAATATTTGCCGCATTCGCAGTAATGTTGCTATGTGTGAATTTGAGTTCGCGCTTAGTACTTTTACAGACAATATTATTTGCGTCACTTGCCCTAAGACAAAAGAAGTTGTAAATAAAATAAATGAAAAATATGAAAATGACAAACAATATTATCACTGGGTCGAAGACGGAGAAGACTGTTATAAGGCAAAGCCAGATGCCATTGGACTAGGTTGGGTGTGGTACATTTCTCTTATGGTAGTTGCGACGATCTTCAAGGGAGCTCTTGGTCTCTGGGCTCTTATTACGTTTGGTTTTGTAAGATGGAGAAAAAAGAAAATTAAGGAGGTATAAAAAATGACAGGCAGGACTGAAAAGGAAATTGCGTCAACTAAAAAAATGCAAGAAAAACTGAAAGAACTTCCTAAAATCTTTTCTGAATTTTATTATTATATGTGTTCAACAAAATCTTATACAACAGTTGAAAGATATATTGCATATGTAAGGGAATTTGCAGAATTCTTGAATGATGGGGACATTCCAAATAACTTTTACAAGAGAGTTACTCCGCTAGATATTAACAAATATTTTGCGGCAATGAAGAATAAAGAAAGCGCACATGGGCATTATAATACAAGTGACAGCATTCGTGCGACAAAATGGTCTGCGCTGAATACTTTCTTTGGATTTCTTAAGAGTAATAACTATATTGCAAATAATCCAATGGAGAGAACGGAGCGTCCAAAAGTTCAAGATAGACCAGACGTTGCTTATTTGACAGAAGAAGAAATTCAGGCAATGCTGGACAATGTTAACAAACTTGCAAGCACAAAAATGAAAAACAGAGATCTGGCGATTATTATGCTTGGACTTACGACTGGACTTCGTGTATCAGCACTTACGCAAATTGATATTAGCGATATTGATTTGGAGAATAATACTATCAAGGTTGTTGAAAAGCGAGGAAAAACATGTAATATTCTTATTGGAGATAAGGTAAAGGAACAGCTCGAATTGTGGTTGCAAGATAGAAAAAAATATTTTAGCATGACAGATTCCGATGCGCTGTTTATTTCTAGTTTTAAGAAAAGAATTACTAGAGATGGAATCAGGGTGATTCTAGAGAAATATAGCAAAGATGTTACAAATAAGCATGTTACTCCACATGTACTAAGGCATTCTTGCGCAACAAATCTATATGAGAAGACAGGAGATATTTATCTTTGTGCAACAGTGCTAAATCATAAAAATATTGCTACTACCATGAGATATGCAAGTATGTCTAAAGATAAAAAACAGAAAGCAGCAAATATTTTGAACGACATGATTTAATAACATTTGACAGGGATAATTTTGTACTGTACAATATAAAAGAAATGAAAAACTCACAAGGAGTGTGATTATGTGTTCTATAATGAGGAGGTTAAAATACAATTCATAAACGATTATAAGAGAAGTAGAGTCGTTAATGAAACTTCATTAACTGGAATGTTTAACAAGATATATAAATATGAAATACAAAATAAAAAAGATTGCAATAATTTTGCAATTGAAGAAATACTGGCCATGTATCGTTGCTTCAAAGCGAAATCTGTGCACGTGCTTGAGAATTACAATGTGTATTTAAAAAGCTATGCAGCGTTTTGTATGCATTATGGTTTTGGCATGGAAAACAATTACGCAAATATTAGTAAGGCCATGCTGCAAGAATGTCTTGATGAAAATATAATTAAACAAAAGTTCTTGACAAGGGAACAGTTTGACGAGGTAGAAGACGAATTATACAACTATACAGACAAGGCGTTGCTGGAGTTACTATGGGAAGGCATTAGTGGAAAAAGCATGGAAGATATTGTTTCGTTAAAGAGAAGTATGATAAGTGAAGACAAACAATATATTTGTTTTGAAGACGGACGAAAAGTAAAGTTATCTGCAAAATTGTATAATTATTTAGACAAGGCATTTGCAGAAAAAGAATATATGTGCTATGGGGTAACTGTTAGAGTTAAACAACTAATTGGAGATGATTGTTTATACAAGGAAATGGATAATGCGTATACAGTAGACTCTGATGATAAGTTTTTCCGTTGGGTATATAGAAGAATTCAGACATATAGGAAGCACGTAGGATTGCCATTGCTTACTATGAAGACAATTGCGGCGTCAGGGCTTTTATATAAAATTAAACAAGCAATGGAAAAGAATAATCTTGGGCTAAGAGAATTTTTATATACAGAGGAAGGCAAAGCATTGGCACAGCAATATGGATACAAGTTAAATTCATATGTTGATGTTATTGCCAACAAGTTTGCAAGTCTGGTGTAGGCCGTATTATTGCGGTCTATAATTTTCTTTTGTTCAACAATACAAAATTATAATTAAAAAGTAGTTGCCGAACATATGTTTTTATTGTATAATTTTTGTATAAGAGAGAAGCAAAGGTAAATTATTTTACATTACAAAAGGGGAGACATAATTTTATGGAAAAGAAAATTGTAAATGACTTACATAATCTAAATGGTAAGAATGGGGAAATAACAATACATCATGATTGGTATGGAAATCAAAAAATTAGGGGAATTTTCCATATTATTGATGATGGAGAAAGGATTGGTGTTAAATTGAAAGATAATGAAATCTTTTTATGGAACAATGAAATTACAAACATTGAGGTAAGTGGAAATTACGCAATGATCAAAGGGGAGTCCATGCAAATTAAAATCGAAATATAAAATTTTTCGCTCTCTGATAAAAAGCTTGACAAGACACAATTATTATGGTATAATGCAATCGTAATGAGATGTAATACAAAATTATAGTCTTTTCAATTGTTAAGAAAGGGGGATGAATAATGAATGAAATCAGAGAGCGTCAATGTTCAATGCCAGAAATGTGGAACAATTTTTCAGGTTGATGAACGAAATAATTATATTGAGTATTTATATATACAAGCGAAATGTCCATGCTGTGAGCACGAAAATGATATGTTGAATATAGGGAAAGACATTTTAGATAAATACACATATTATAATGTGGTCATGGATGAAAGATATTATAGGTATTAATTTTTATTTTATTAAACAATACAAAATTATAGAAAAAAGGAGACATAATGAGATACTACGACATCAGAGGTGAGACCTAATTTTGAGTGAAGACATTAACAAAAAATGGTGTGTATATATGCATATTAGTCCATCTGGAAAAAGATATATTGGTATTACTAGTCAAAAACCCAAAGACAGATGGGGCAAAGACGGAAATGGGTATATGAAAAAAAATTCAGATGGATCTTATAAACAGCCTGCTATTGCGCGCGCAATACTAAAATATCCAGATTGGAATAAATGGAAACACTACATTGTTTTATCTGGAGAAACAGAAATGTATGCTCAAAAAGCAGAGCAAGTATTAATAAAGCATTATAAGTGTCAAGATCCGCATTACGGATACAATATAAGTCCCGGAGGTGACGTTGTTGTAGATTCTCAACATAATTTTTGGAGCAAGATAACAGAAGAAAAATATGAGCACTGGTATAACGCTCATATTAAATCTTGGAATGAGAATAAAAACAATTTAAAAGAATATATGAAAAACAAACAAAGTCCATTACTAGGAATAAATTTGTCAGACGATCAAAAAGAAATTTTGCGCAAAAAAGCAATTGAAAGATACTCGAATCCAGAAAATCATCCAATGTTTGGCAAGCACCACTCTGATGCTTCAAAAATTAAAATGAGTGAATCTCATCAGGGAAAACATATTGGTAGTTTAAATCCAATGTATGGTAGAAATGTTTACGCAGAAATGTCAAAAGAAAAACTAGAAGAAGTCAAAAATAAAATGTCGGAAGCAAGATCTGGTTTTAATTGTAAAACCACTAAACCATTATACTGTCCTGAGTTTAATGAATATTTTTGGAGTGCAAAAGAGGTGCAAAATAAATATGGTATAAATCGAGGAAGTATATCAGCTTGTTTGAAAGGAAAGTTAAAACATGCAGGGAAACATCCTATTACTGGAGAACCGTTAACATGGAAACATGTTACGAAAGAAGAATATTACAATAATACACAAAAAGGAGAATAATTTATGGCAGGAAATAATCGTATTCATGAAATGCCCATTACAAGAGGCGTATATCAACTAAAAGGTGTGGTGAGTGGTACAGAAAAACAGAATTTCTATACTGAAAAGAAAACAAAGACAAATAAAGAGATGCGCATGATTAATTTTGGTGTAGAATATGATCATGGCAAGACTGTTTATATGTCTATGAATGGAATTCCAAGAGATAAGGTATATTTTAGCAAAAAGGATGATGAAACTGGTAAGATCATTACTAAGGCGGTTGATTGGAAGAATAGACTAAAGTCTGATACGGAAGGCTATCGTCTGATTGGTGTAAACTTGGGAATTGAAAAAACTACTGATGAAAGGGGTAAAGAAATTAACGACAAGAAGACTATGCCGGAATTTGACGCATGCAAGTACATGAGTGAAAAAATGGCAGATGACATGTCTGTTTTTGTCAAAGGAAATCTAGAATTTGGCAGTTATACTAACAAAGATGGAGAAGTCTCTCGTACCACAAAGTTTGTTCCAACACAGGTGTCTCTATGTCAGAAGGACATTGATTTTGATGCGGAGGACTATGCTCCCGCTCATGATTTTACGCAGACGATTGTTTTTGTTGGTATTGATCAGGAAAAAGAAAACGACAAGCCAACTGGTCGATTCGTAGTTGATGCAAAGATTGTGAATTATAATTCTATTGAGTCTGCTGAATTTATTATTGAAGATGCAAAGCTCGCAAAGCAGATGCGCAGTGGGCTAAAGCCTTATAATTCCATTCAGGTTCATGGGCATATCAATGTTGTTAATAATGTTGAAGACGTGAATGACGAGGAAGATGATGATTGCTGGGGCGAATCTAATGATATGGACAATAAGAGAGTTTTTGCACAGACTCATCGAGAGCTTATTATTACAGGCGCAAAGCCATCAACTATTGATAAAGACACATATACTGAAAAGGCAATTGATGAGGCAATTAAGAAGGTAAATGCATCAAAGAAAGCAGAACAGGATTTCACTGGTAAGGCAGAGTCAACATCCAATGTAGATGATGATTGGGGCGACGATGCATCTGACGATGAAGATGAGCCATGGTAAGAATTCATAAGTCTAGGGAAGAATTAAATCTTCCCTAGACAATACTAAATTATAGACAGCGAAGTGATGACAGATGGAAGAATTAAAAGAAATGAATTCTTCCGTTGATGGGCTACAAGATACAATATATACGGAAGTAAAAGATCCATATGGATTCATTTATATCACAACGAATTTGATTGATGGCAAAAGATATTTAGGCCAAAGAAAATTCTATGGAAATTGGCAAGAATATCTTGGTAGTGGTGCAGCATTTAAACAAGCAATTGACAAATATGGAAAAGAAAATTTTGTAAGAAATGTAATTGATATTGCTTATTCTGCAGAAGAATTAAATGAAAAGGAATATAATTATAGTGTTTTCTTTAATGCTGTTGAATCTAACAATTGGTATAATCTTGTTTATGGTGGAGGAACAACGCAAGGATGGACTCCAAGTAAAGAAACAAGAAAAAAGATATCAAAAGCTGCAAAAGAAAGACTTTCAGATCCAAATAATCATCCAATGTATGGAAGAGTAGGATTAGTAGGCGAGAATAATCCCCAGTTTAAAGTTTCTCCAAAAGAACGCATGGATGAAGAAACATATAAACAATGGTATGAAAAACATAAATTATATTGGGCAAATCCAACAACTAAAGGCAAACATATATGGATAGGAAAACAACATCCCAGTTTAGGTAAAAAATTGTCAGATGAACAAAAATTGAATCTATCAGAAAAAGCAAAAGAAAGATTTATAAATTCAAGCAATCATCCAATGTACGGAAAACATCACACAGAAGAAGCAAAGCAAAAGATGAGTGATTCTCGTAAAGGGAGTAATTGGTGGAAGTGTAGAAGAATATATTGTATAGAATTAAATCAAATTTTTTGGGGAGCAAAAGAAGTACAAAATTTATATGGATTTGATCCAAGCTCTATTACAAAGTGCTGTAGAGGCAAACAAAATTATACACATAAACATCCACAAACAGGCGAGGTATTGCATTGGTTGTATGCGGAAGATGCAATCAAAAAAAGATATATCACACAAGAAGAGTTAGATGAATATATAAATAGTTTAAAAGGTAAAGGAGACTGATATTATTATGGCTTTATGGAAGAAAAATGAGGTAACAGTAGATATTACTAACTATCGCCACTATTGGAGAGCGCCAAAGAAATGGGGCAAAACTACATTGTTTGCAAATTTAATTAAAGAATTATATGGCGACATGAGTCATGGTCTATTGATTAGCTGTGGAAATGAGAGAGGTTATCTTGCTCTCGACAATCTAATGGTTGCTGATTGTCCAGATTGGTCTACATTAATGGAAGTCGTTGACGAACTAGTAGAAAATAAGGACGAAAATTCGTTTTCTATTATTGCATTTGATACTGTTGACGAATGGATTTCTATGGCTCAAAAGGAAATTGTGCGTCTTGACTATAAGAAGTCTGGCACTAAGCATGAATTTAATGCGTGTTTTGGAGGTTATGGAGCTGGGCGTAGAAAAGTGGATGAGCTAATTAATTCTGTTATTACCAGACTAGAATCTAGTGGGTACTGCTTAGTATTTATTGGCCACACTAAGATTAAGGACATTAAAGAGAAAAATGGCGATGAATATCAGATGCTTACATCTAATCTTTCAACAGATTATGATTCAATTTTTGCTAACAAGGCAGATATTTGTATGATGGGTGTTATTGAAAGAGAAATTACTGATGGACATGTAGATGGTGTTAGCAGATGGATGTACTTTCGTGGAAATGGATATATTGATGCAGGTGGTAGATTTGAAGATATTGCTGACAGAGTAGAAGTTTCTGCAAAGAATTATATTGATACTGTCAAGGATGCAATTAAGAATTCTATTAAGTCTCATGACGCAACAGACGAATATATTGAGAGCAAATCAAAGCAGGAGAAAAAAGAAAAGGAAGACTATTATAATTCACATAAAGAGGATCTAATGGAAACAGACGAGTTGGATGTGGAAATTAGAAAAGACGAAGAATGCAAGAACCTTAAGGCAGAAATTAAGGGAGTTCTGTCATCTCTTTCTCCTGAAGACAAGAAAGCCAAACGTGCTGCCCTAAAGGAAGCAGGTCTTCCAGACCAGTTCGCAAAGGTTACAGACATTGCTATTCTAAACCAGATTCTTGAAGTAGTTTCACAGTAAGGAGACATAACAAATGAGCGCCACTTTAATTAGAAAATGCGCGTTCTGTGGGGAAGATATTGTTTTGACAAAGAATGATATGCATATGGTTTCTTACAAACAGAAAAGCTATCATACTGAATGTTTTAAAACAATGTGTAATGGGCGAGTACTAAAAAACAACAGGTACTCGTCCATTTATTCAGAAGCCTTACAGAATTTAGATCAACTAGAATCAGAAGCAAAAAAGAAATTAATGCATCGTTTTGTGCAAGACGAATTCAATGAGTATTTGATTGTACGTTATGATGTTGGGGCATTAAGTCGTCGTTTTTGGTCAATTATTGCAGATATTCAATCTGGAAAATATAATGGAAGACGGTGCAAGCCAATTGAATTAGAAACCTTGTTTGATATGTGGAAGGACTATCAGAAAGAACTAGACAAAACAAATGCATGGAACAAGCGTCATGGCAAGGTGATTGACGGAGAGGTAAGAGTTAACTATGATCTTGCTATTTTAATGAGTAATTATGTAAAATATTCAAAAGCCAAGGAAAAAGCAAAGAAAGAAGCAGAAGAGAAAGAGAAACAAAGTCGCGTTAAAAAGAGTGTAAACATTGATTATAGCAAAATTAAAGCAGTTGAACAGAATGATGGATTAGGGGATATTAGCGATCTTTTGGAAGACTTAATTTGATAGGAAGTGAAAATATGGAACTTGAATTAACTAATAGCCAGTCCGAAATGCTGGTAGTTGGATCGTTTTATAAAGAGCCAACATTATATCTAACATATGGAACCTCAATTGTCCCAAAATATGATTTTTCGGACAAGGCATGTGAGTTTTTTTATCAGTTATTTTCTGATTATTATGTTTCATATTCTGAAGATTTTACCGAATTGAAAATTAATACGTTCTGCAGCATGTCTAAAGAGCGTTTTAAACAATATAGACAGTATGGTGGATATAAGACAATTAAAGAATTAATGGCAATGAGCGACCCTCATGATATTAAGAATTATCTTTCAATATTTAAGAAGTTTTCATTGCTAAGAGCTTTTAATGAGACTGGATATGATGTATCAAAAATTTTGGCAATTAAGAATTTCAATGCATTAACGCCAGATGATATTTGTAGAATTGTTCGTGGCAGAATTGATAAGGTAGCTAATAAAGTACAAGCAATTGATGAACCTGTTGTTCTTACAGAAAACGCAGTTTCATGTATTGATCAATTCCTATGCATGCCATCTATGGGCGTTGCTGGGCCATGGCCATATCTTCAGAAGTATTATAGAGGATTGCTTCCCGGAAACGTTTTGATGACAGGAGCTTTGAGCAATAGCGGTAAGGGTAGAAATCTCGTTTATCTTATTGCGTATCTAGTCCTTGTTCAAAAGCAAAAAATTCTATTGCTTGCAAACGAAATGTCGGCAGAGAGCATTAAATTGAATTTCTTAGTTACATGCATTAATTCTCCAGAGATTCAAGAACTACATGGAATTAAAGATATTTATAAACCAGAAAGAGAAATTGCACTCGGATCATATAAAGACGATAACGGAAAGTACATCTATAGACAAATGGATGATAATGGCATGTATACAGAAGATGAAGAGTCTTATAAAAAGAGAATTTATGAAACCTCTTCCGAATATCGTAAGGTGCAACGAATTATGCAATGGGTTGAATCTGAAAGTAGTGGCAAATTCTTGTTTAAGAATATCGGATCTTGCTATGAAGATGAAGTACTTGAAATGGAAATTAAAAAAGCCAATACAATTTACAAATGTGATGGTGTAGCATACGATACACTGAAATGTTCTGGACTTGAGGACTTTGCCAAGTTAGCCGCAACTGCTACAAAAATTACAGAGTGGATCCATGAAACAAAAATGTATTGTATTTGCACCTTCCAGCTTACAGATTCGGCGCATGATATCCCTATTGAAAACCTAAATTCTCAGGAGATTGCAAGTTCAAAGAGAATGATGCATGTTACTGACCAAATGCAAATGTGGAAGCATTTATCAGCAGATGATAAACAAAACTATGTATATGTCTGTGAAGATGATACTTGGGGAGAACCAATAGAACATGATTTAAGATATGATAAAAATTATGTTGGATTAAGAATTGTAAAGAACAGAGTTGGTTCTAAGAATGATTTGATCTGCTTTGAAGTAGATATGGACGGAAATGTTTGGAAAGAAATTGGTGTGCTTAAGAAGAAAATGTAAAGCCAACAAAGTAGAAATTCTTAGATATAGTCTTAAGATTGATAGTATTAATTAAATAATATTTAGCAATGTATTGATTTAATTATACGAGAACTCCCACTTATATAGTGGGAGTTATTTTTTTATACAAAAATCGCCAAACTATCAACTGTAGTTTGTACAACTTGCTATATTGACAAACCGTAGAAATGTGATATACTTGCTATAGTACAAAATTATAGTACATTAAGGCAACAAATTTATAAAGGAGCAATCAACAAATGTCAAATGAATATAAGGATTGGCTCAATGATCAAAAAGAGCAAAATGAAGTAATTTTTAATCAGCTTCGAAATGGCAAACATCCATTTGTTAGTTTGGAAGAACTAGAATTTTTTATCCATTGTATTAACGATTTTGGTATTAATGGGTTGATTATTCAGAAAAGCCATGTTAGTAATGGATTCTATCTTGGAGTGGATGACGCAACTATTAATAAGTGGATGGAAAAAGATTTGATGAGTATTAGAGATTGCCACAAATGCGTCTACGAAGTCGGATGCAATGGCAATCCAGTAGGATGCACATCTTATAAGAGAGATGCGCCAGATGGGGGATGTTATTAAAATGAGTTTTGATAATCGGGTTGTGATTGTAAGTAACTATGCAACTGAAGCACTTAATAATGAACTGAGCTATTGGGGTGATCGTGGATTTAGGCTAGTCTCTACTGAAATGGCAGCGAATACATATGGCGTTACAGTTATGTATCTATTTTTTACAAAAGAGGCGTAAAATCAATGGATAAATGCGGGACATGCAAGCATTATATTGGTTGTGGAGATTGGAATTTATGCTGTGACATTCCACATCCGACTCCTAAAGAAAAAGAAATGGGGATGACTTTTATATTTGGGCATTTGTGTTATGAGGACACAGGTGCTTGTGACATGTACGAGCCGAAAGGAGAAAACTATGTTAATGAAAATTGCACATCACAATGATGGAAAGGAAAAGTGTCAGTCACATACTTGTTATTTATTTAATGATGTTGATAGATATCATAATTTTGACTTAACAAATATTTATGGATATGGCGAAACAAAAGAAGAAGCTATAGAAAACTTAAAGAAAAAACTTGCATATTATTTTGACGAGCTTCATGCGCTAGAAGAGATGCTTTATGAAACAGATGTGCTCGACAACGATATTGTTGAAGTTGATTGTTTAGGAAGAAAGATTTGAGGAGGACTAAATCAATGAGGCCAATTGATGCTGATGTGGTCAATGAAGTAATCATATTTGATAAAGATAATGAAAATATTAATGTTGCTGCCGTCAGAGAATACTGCTTCAAGCAGAAAGCGTTTCTTGATAAGTTTCCCACAATAGAGGCTGTCCCTATCGCTGAACTTAAAGCGCTACGTTATTACCTTTATGCAAACGATTTAATTTTTATGAATGGATTAAGGAAATTAAACGAACTAATAGAAAAATATGAGATAAAGGGGTATAATGAAAATGATGATATGTGAAGAAGGTAGACATTGCGCTCTTTGTGATGACAGTTGTCCTTCATATATTGAAGTAGTTCCAGTAAAAGAACTTAAAAAAACCAAAGAAGCAATAAGCAATCTTATTTATAAGGCATTCGATAATATTTATTGTGATAATTGTAGATATGATGATATAGATAATTTTTATTATCATTGCGAAGATTGTCATAGAAAATATGTTAATTGGGCTGTGTCGCGTTATGATTGTGATTTGCTTGCCGAAAGGATTTTAAATGAATAAAATGAAATATTGGATTGATGAACAGACAGGCTGTAAAATGTGTGCGCCAAATTGCGTAGATGAATGGCTACAATTTATATGGGACATCGGTTGCGATTATGATGGGTATAGTGATGCGAATAACCTAAAGCAGCTTATTGATGAATTGGTTGATGCATCTATTCAAGCGAGAGAATGCTTGCATAAAGGAGAATTGTTTGCGAAAGAAATGATGACTGAACATATTAATAAAGAAAAATGCGCCAAATGTACATATCATGATGTTTTTTGGGATGGTTCAGGATGTAACTTGCTAAATAATATGGAGCCTTGTAAGTTTGAACAAAAGGATCATTCAGATGGATCATTACTATTTGCAAGTTTGGAGGAGATTATAGATGCGGCTGATTGATGCTGACGAGACTCTAAGTAGTTTATCGAATGATCTGCCATACAAAGGCAGTGTCAGGCGAGTGTTGATGCAAGCGCCAACTGTAGATGGAGTGCATGCACATTGGATTCATCACCCGGACAATCTATTTCCGACAGAAGGTACAATGGAATGTTCACATTGTCATGAAGAGGAAACTGTTTTTATCTCGAATGATAATTATTGTCCAAATTGTGGAGCCAAGATGGATGAATTTGATACTTGACAAACAGAAATTATTGTGATATAATCCAAGCATAGTTGAAAGAAGTCAATATGTGATTCAAAAAAACGAAAAAAGCTATTGACAAACAGAAAAACATATGGTATAATTCAAGCATAAGTCAAAAGACAATACAAAATTATTTAAAAAAGAAAGGACAAAAGAAAAAATGGCTATTCAGTATTATAGCAACCCAAACACGAAGGAAACGTTCGCCGTTCTAAGAGGAACTGAGCTTGATGCAATTAATAAGATTGATAAGTTTCTCAATGAGTTTGACTGTTATATGATTCGTGAGAAGTACATGATGCCTAAGCAGTTTAAGGTTAAGGTCAAGCTTGCGAAAGGTGATGTGTACGACGAGGAGAAGGGCAAGATGCTTGCAAAGGAAAAGCTTATGAAGAAGTATTATAGTGCTTTTGATAAGCGAATTGATATGTTTAGAGCAGATCTGATTGCACTAAACAGTCGTGTATTTGAAACTCCAGTAGGAATTCTTGAAAATACCCCTTGACAATATGAAATTATTGTGGTATAATCCAGAATGTAGTCAAGAGAGAGCCAACTTGATTGATTGAGCCGATTGAATACATAAAAAGAAAAAACCACAAGATGCACTTGACATATGACAAGTAATGTGGTAATATGTAAGCACGCTAGACAGTACAAAATTATAGTTAATAATTAAAAATCACTAAAAGGAGATTATGAATTATGGCAACGAAGGAACAGATGACAGTCCACAAGGCGCTTGCAGAGCTTAAGGTTATTGATTCACGTATCAATAATGCGATTTGTTCTGGTACGTTTGTGATTGCGAATAAGCATTCCAATGAAAAGATTCATGGCGTGACTATTAATGAGTTCAAGAACAGCATGAAGTCAGATTTCCAGAAGGTGTCTGATCTGATTGCAAGACGTAATGCAATCAAGAAGGCAGTTGTTGCATCTAATGCAGTAACGAAGGTTAAGGTTGGTGACACTGAATACACAGTTGCTACCGCAATTGAGATGAAGAACCATGGAATGGAGTTCAAGAACACATTCAAGAAGCGTCTTGAATCTCAGTATGCTGTAGCAAAGAATGAGTTTGATAAGAACAGTGGTGATCCTCTTGAGAAGAGAGCAGAGAATTATGTTCTTAGTGTCATTCAGGCACAGCCGAAGGATTCTAAGATGGCTGTTGATTCGGAAGCGATGAAGAATCTTCGTGCTCAGTACATCAAGGATAACACTTATGACATCATTGATCCTATTGGTGTCAAGGATGCCATTGAGCAGCTTGACAATGAGATTTCTAGTTTCATTACTGAAGTTGATGCTGCACTTTCGGTTAGTAACGCACTGACTGTGCTCGATATCGAGTATTAAGCAGCTAACTTGCTGCCATTCGAAAACCTAGAACGGACTTGCTTCGATGGTTTTGACCGATACATTGATGTGAAATAATAAAAAAATTGGTCTTCAACAATATTTTTACTAATGCTAATAATATAGTAAGAAAGATCTAATATATGACTTGACTTAAAATTGATTAAAATTAAGATGTACATATATTTTCTAACTGTAAAGCTTAAAGTTTAAATATCAATGTTCAGAGATCAATGCTCAAAGATTATTTTTTCGTCAAAGTTTAAGTCTTAAAGTTGTAAAGAGGGCTTTTAGATAATTATTAATTAAAATTGTGTGCCCACAAAGTTTTACAAAATCCTTGAGCAATGGTTTGGTTTCAAGTTCAATGGCCATAGGTTATCCACAAGGCTGAATGGTAGCAATATTTGTACGAAAATAGGCTAATGTGAAATAGACAGACTTTTGAGTACTAGCAGAGCTGGGCATCTCTGAAAACTGCCCATTGATATGCAGGTGTGCTGGAATTGGAATACAGAACAGACTTAAAATCTGTCGCCCAGATGGGATTGAGGGATCGTGGCCCTTCACCTGCACCACGCGAACAAATGGAATGCGTTAAGTAATGTGTGGCTGGCTGACCTAAGAACCATTGACCTTGGCAAGTCATTAAACTACCATCTATATGGGGGTATGGCGTAACTAGCAGCCGCGCAAGTCTCAAAAACTTGTGGAGAAATCCGTCCGGGCGCACATCCCGGTACCCCTACCATATCCTCCTTTAGTGTAATGGTAGCACGGCGCACGCAAGGCGCTAGAGCGGTTCAACTCCGTAATGTGTTAGAGCGGTTCGATTCCGCAAGGAGGTCGTCTGGCACGGACGAAGTGCGCTGTGGTCATACAGTAAAATGACAAAGCTCATGGCCGATATGGATGGCGACAAATATGAGCGAGGCAGAACAATTAGATCTTGGGTCTGCAAGTAAGCCTATCGGCAACAGAGGAGAGCCTTATGCTTGCTAGGTGTTCTAGACGCCTTTCTCCTCATAAATGGGAACTTGGTCAAGTGGCTAAGACACTGGCGGGGACAGAATAGTGCAAACATTAAGAGCACACTGCCGGAGACACGAGTTCGAATCTCGTAGTTCCCAACTTAATATGGGTCAGTAGCGAATCGGCAAACGCAGCAGACTGTAAATCTGCCTCCTTCGGGAATAGGTGGATCGACACCACCCTGACCCACCAAATGATAGTGAGTAGTGCAAATTTTATATCAGATAACCAATGAGGATAAAGCAGCATAGGAGTTGCTCCCTATGCCCATTAACTTGAAGACGCTGGAAAGTAGTTGGTGAATGGGTATGAAATGGAGTCATGCACGGCTCCGCTTGCTATCATTACCATAGGTCTTTGTGGCAACTGTACGACCTTATAAACTACTAAAGTTGCAATATTATGCTCCGGTAGTTTAATTGGTCAAAACGTGCGACTTATAATCGCTTGTTGGGGGATCGTGGCCCTCTCGGAGCACCACATTAAATTTTACACTGAAGAAGTGATGACATTTGAGTAATGACGTAATAGGAACTAGAATTGGCATTTACGATATTTTATATGAATGTAATTTTAAATCAAATGATGGACATAAATTGTACCATGTCAAATGTTGCGAATGCGGATATGAAACTAATATGCAACTAAGACATATTGGTGATGCAAAAAAATGTACTCATATCAATAAAAATGGGACAATAAAAATGTTTAGCGCTTATACTTGGGAGAACAAAAGAATAGGCGGAATATTCCAAGGCATGATCCAAAGATGCTACAACGAGCATGATAAAAGTTATCGTTGGTATGGGGCTAAAGGAATTCAAGTCTATGATGAATGGATTAACAATCCAAAGTCCTTTGAATATTGGGCTTTAGAGAATGGTTATGCAGACGATTTAACGATTGATAGAATTAAAGAAGATGATAATTATTGCCCTGAAAATTGTAGATGGGTTACTGGATCGAATAATGCAAAGTATAAATCCACCACAAAAATGACTACGGTAGATGGTATATCCCATACTGGAAGAGAATGGGCAGATATTCTTCATGTTGGAACAAATGTTATAAATACAATGTTAAGAAGGTTTCCAGAAGAACAAGTAAAGGAATTCATTAAAAAGCGAAAATTAGATCCGTCAAAGCATCCAACTAGTCATCAAACTTGGTTCCAAGTTTATGAGATTTCATAATTCCCAGATCAAAGTCAACAACAAAGATTGCTGACCTGTCGTGTGGCAGCATATAAATGAGCGACTTAATACATTTTCCATATAGCTCCTTAAAAATTGCTTTAAGCAAAGCGTAAATGCTTATCGCTACTAATCATTAGCGGTTGTTGAAACATAAATGAAACACTGAGGTCGGAAAGGCTCCCGACGCTCCTCTTATGAGGAACCTGAGATGCAGGATACGCCGCCCTGCCAGTGTTTAAAATTATATTATCGTATAGCTTAATGGGAAAGCGCCCTCACTATCAGAGGGAGATACTTGTTCGATTCAAGTTGCGTTAGAAAAATGTGGACGCTATGCACGTCACGCGCCGCCACCAAACAAAGCATAGCTGACGCTGTGGAAAGACACAGAGATCTGCAGGAGTCCCATAGTGGTCGATTGGAGCGGTTTTGTAAGCCGCCAGCTTTGCTCACGTCGGTTCGAATCCGACCTCCTGCTCCACATTGCCAGCTATCGCTGCTTGTAGTTAGTGAGTTGTTTTAGAAGCAGTAAACCCACAAGTATGGTGGGCGGCACACCAGTAGTCGTTAAGGGCGAGATCAAGATGAACTGGTACATTATATGCAAGTAAGGAAGAATTGGTCTTCTCTCATTTAACAAAGCTGAGATACAAAAAGATCGCTACTTTGGAAACGTTCGCTTTGGGGAAATGTGTGTTCGAATCACACTACTTGCTCCAGCGAGGTAACGTCACTTCCATCACGTAGCACAGCGGATAGCAAATAATGAAAGAGATATGTGCACCTAGGCTCTTGTTTGAATTATTTGGTTATGATAAAGAAGGATTGGAAACCTCGCTTTATGAGAGTGTAACTCAGTTGGTAGAGTTTTATAGCGTGAAGGGATATGCTATTGAATACCCTTAGTCGCCAGTTCGAGTCTGGCCGCTCTCATTAAAATATATATATTAGGAGAAATAGTTATGGCAATTAAAATAATTAGTAAAGGAAAAGATTTTGATAATCCTATATTTACCCAGCGATGCCCTAAATGCGATTGCGTATTTACCTATCAGAATGAAGATGCTCACAGGGAGCCTACTGGCAGGTATTACAAAGATTTTGAAGATTATTTTATTAAAATGGACGATTGCGACAGACAAGAAATTGCAGTATCTGTTGAATGTCCTTGGTGTCATAAAAAGATTCATATAAAGGATGAATATAAAAAGATATGAAAGATTACAGTGTAATTGCTCAATTTTAATGGAGTATTGCATGCAATAGAATTTATGGATGAATGTTATCGTCCGACAAGTTAATTGG